CGCATATTGTCCTCCTTTACTTGTTCATTTTCCGAGACTGATCATCCCAACGCCGGCCGAGCTGCTCATCCATCGGCTTAACGGTGGCCCGAGCAACCTCGGTTCCATCAATTTGGGACACGACGGTAATTGGCCGACTAGCGACTTGCTCCATGACCTGCTGCGTCTGGTTGGTGGTGGTGTAATTGTTGATTGTCTGACTATTTGGAGCAGTAGCCAGGCTCCCGCCCATTAACTGCTCTGCCGTGGAAAAATGCATATTACCGAAACCGCCCAGATCGAACGTCGGTACATCAACTACCGCCGCATCAGCAAGCTGTGCGGCTACCTTCGAGACTGTTCCGACCATGTTACTGATACCGTTGGCGAAACCTTGCCCCGTATAAATACCTAATTGGGTCAATACCTTGGATGGCGAGTGTATGCCGAGAACTTTCCGAATTCCACCGGTCACAGTGTCGGCTACCTTGCCGATGGCCCGGCCCACGGCACCAACCATATTGCTGATACCGTTGATCAAGCCTTGAACGATGTTCTTGCCGATGGCAAACAGGTCAATATTCCGAAGCGAGTTGAACACTCCCTTTACGCTGTTGATGATTCCTTTGACGCCTGAAACCATGCCATTCCACGCATTAATTGCACCCTGCTTAATTCCGTTGGCCACACTTATTACAGTGGACTTGATTGCATTCCAAGTTGACGACAGCCAGCCCTGCAGGCCACTGATTACGCTCTTAATGGCAGCGCCAAGCCCATTCCAAATGCTTTGAGCTGTCGATTTCAGGCCATTCCAGAGGCCCGTCAGGAATGAGACAATTCCATTCCAAACACTTGCCGCCGTCGACTTGATGCCATTCCACAATCCGGAGAAAAACGACGTCAGCGACGACCAGATACTCTTCGCACCACTGACGAGAGAGTTCCAAATTGCTGAAAGAGCCGTACCAATAGCTTGCCAAACTGCTGTGGCATAAGCTTTAATGGCATCCCAAACACCTGAGAACACCTGCACGATACCATTCCAGATACTCTGTGCAGCGCTTACGATATTGTTCCAGATTCCCTCCAGATCACTTCCCAACTGACTCCAATTACCGGTGAGGAGGTCGATCACAACCAGGACGGGTGCTAATATCACGTTCTTAACTAGATTCCAGACACCTTCGGCAACCGAAACAATGCCGTTCCAGATAGTTGAAAGAGCTGTGGTCAATCCAGTCCACAAGTTTTGGAATATAGGAATAAATGGGCCAACGATCGCCATAATACCCTGAACGACGGCATTCCAAGCTGTTGTTGCTGCAGTTGTTATTCCTGTCCAAAGGGTCGTAAAGAATGATGCAACAGCAGCCCATGCACTTTGAATCCCGGTCACCGCACTCGATACACCAGCAGTGATTGAAGACCAGAGGCCGGATAAAAAGGAACCTATTCCGGTCCACGCATTTTGAACGGTTTCCACAGCCGCGCTGAAGAGTTGAGTAATTGCCGTCCAGACTCCCTGAGCGATGCCGACGAGTCCTTGCCATACCCCTTGGAGCCACGAAACGAATCCAGCCCACATTTGCCTGCCAGTTGTGGTTTGAGTGAAAAACCAGACCAAGCCCGCCACGACCGCCGCAATAGCAGCAGCCAGGATAACCCATGGGTTGGCAGACATCACGAGGTTGAGCACTTTTGCAGCCGCTGCGGCGATTTTGCTCTCGCCCGCCATGTTCGTCAGAGCGAACTGCAGCAGCTTAACGTTGCCAGCCACTGCCTTGGCGGCTTTGAACACGGTGAACATGCCCTTGATCGAGCTGGCAATCCCAGTGACGATTGAGAAGCCCTTCAGCGCCAGCACAGCGAGGCCAATCCCAACCGCGAAGCTGCGCACCAGATCATTGCGGAACGCCGCCTCTACGAAACTGGCCACGTTCTTCAAAACGCCTACGACTGCCTGAATTACCACTTTAATGCCGGTGAAGATAGCTTCCCAGGGCAGGCCGGACAGGGTCTGTGATACCTGACCGATGGCAATCTCAGCGATGCTGGCGAACGACTGGATGACGCTTGAAATATCGTCGAAGACGCCGGTCATTTGGCCGCCGCCAAACACCTTCTGGAAAGCGCCGCCGACCCTGGAGAATACCTCAATCAGCGCAACGAAAGCACCGTTGGCAATCCCCGCAACCGCGTCGTTCAGTGTCTTCAGAACACCCATTGCCGGCTGCAGCGAAGTCGCTAGGCCCTTGAAATTAAGGCTCTGAGAAAGATTAGAGAACTGTTGCTGAATATTCATGAATAACGGTGTGAACGGGGCGAAAGCAGCCTTGATCAGTGGTGCCAGATTGCCGATTGCAGAACCAACGCTGTCAAGGGCGCCACCCAATCCGTTACCAATCTGTCCGATCAGCTCAGGTAATGTTGAGCCGGTGAGAGCTTGGGAGAGCTTATTAAAGCCATCAATAATCTTCTGGATCCCGCCGACTGCTGCTGCTTGCAGGTTGCCGATGGCCCCTTCGAACGTCTTCGTGGACGTGGCAGCCTTGATGGCGGCCGGATTGTTGCCGAGTTGCGTGATGGCCTTGTTGAATTCGTCAGCACTGATCTCGCCGGCTTCCATGGCATCCCGGAAGTTGCCTGTGTATGCCCCGTTCTTCTTCATGGCCTTCTGGAGCATGCCAGAGGCGCCAGGGATCGCATCGGCTAACTGATTCCAGTTTTCGGTGGTCAGTTTCCCAGCTCCTGCAGTTTGCGTCAGCACCAAAGCGACCGACTTAAAGGTGTCCGCATTACCGCCGGCGACTGCATTCAAGTTACCTGCGGATTTGGTCAGGCCAGTGAAGTTCTTGACGCCGTTGGCACCCAGTTGAGCCGCCGTGTTCAGCACGGTATTCAGGTCGTAAACCGTATCGTCGGCGTATTTCCGCATATCCTTGGTGGCACTGGCTATTTCCTTCTTGCCGAAACCGGCGAACTGCATGGTGCTCTTGAATTTATCAATGGCATCGTTGGCCGAAACCGCCTCAGAAATCAGATCACCGATGCCGCCGGTGAGGGCAGTGACAGCACTGGCTGCGGCACCAGCCACGGCACCAAAGGACAGCTTATCCTTCAGCGACCCGAGCATCCCACCGGCTTTCTCGCCGACGCTGCCCAGGCCCAGCAGGCCCTTCTTGACCTGTTCGACCTCGCCCATGCCCTTGCCGGTATCCACATCGACAACGATTGTGACCTTCCCATCAGCCATTAACTGTCACTTCCTTCCTCGTGGAGTGCGTATTGTTTCTGCTGCTCGATCAGCTGGGCCCGCGCCTTTTTGTCCTTAATCTCGCCCGGATCCTTGGCCCGCAGCTCCACGATTTGGCGGAACACCGTGTTATCCGGCAAGCCGTTGAACAGCGCCATGAATTCGAGCCAGTGCAGCCGCCCCTGTTCAGCGAATAGATCAATGCCATACGCCTGCCGGAACGCCGCATAGATATAGCCGGCATCTTGAGTAAAAGAAAAATGCCGCTCAGTCTTGCTGGGTGGCATTTCAATTGGATTGCCGAGCACGTCATATTCGACCGTGTCCTCCGACGACGTTTGGAGCTGGCTGCTCACCGCCTTGATCAGGCCGATAAACTGCTGCACCGTCCCTGCGGGCATTGGATCAAACTCCAGGATGGCGAAGAACACAGCCGGCTTATCCAGCCCAACGAGTTTGTCATTGCCTAACTGATCATAGGCAGCCAGCACATTGTCAAAACACGGGTTGTAGGTGTAGGTGACGCCCTCAAACTCTATCTCGGTAGGCAGCACGTCGTATAGTCGGATCACGTACTCACCTCCCTGTTAATGGCGTCGGTTACGTCGCTGCTGACGGTTCTTCTGCAACGATACAATCCGCTGGGCCTCACCCTGGGACCGCTTAGACGCGTCCTGGACCATCTTATTGACGTAATCCTGGATCACTGACAGCAGCGGCTGATAAGTCTCGATCAGCCCAAGCAGCCCAGCGCCAGCACCCCGTAGCCGGTCATAAGTGCCCGGGCCAAATGCGAGATCATATGCCCGCTGCATGATGCCGATGACATCCTTGGCAACGCTTGTGGCTTCCTGGTCCGATACCTCGGCGCCCGTCTTCGTCAGATTGGGGTATTTGACCTGTAGTTCGTCGAAGCCCTTTGCGAAGTTCTGCGACTTCTCCTGCAACTCAACGAGGTTATCGATGGATCCGTCGAAGAACAGGTGCACCAGCTGTGACTCATTACCGACGCCGCGCACATTGATGTCGATTGGCAGCCCTTCGCGCTGAACTGTAATTGTTTTGACCATTGTTTTCCCTCCAAAAAAGGCGGGAGAGCGCCATGCCCTCCCGCCCGTCGTGTCATTATTCAGCTGTTAAGGTCGCCCCACCCGCATGCGCAGTTGATTGCGCGTTAGCTGGGGCTGCCGGTTTTCCCGGCGGTGTCACTCCAAGCGTAATAGCAGACAGGCCGTCCTTTTTGCTCCCTTCGATGGTCGCATCTTGAGGAACCCCATCATAATCAAGGTGGCCACTAAACTCTTCATAGTCGGAAGAATCGCCGGAACCGGCCTTGATCTCCATGGCCTTGGCGACACCGACAACATTTGTGCCGTCGGTGAAACGAATTGCATGCCAAAGGCGCCGATCATCATCATTGGGCTTGCGCTTCATCTTACGAATCAATGTTTGTGCCGGGTCCTCAGTCACGTTACGGCCCGAATAGTTCCACTTTTCCGCGTAACTAGTTAGGGTGGATGCCGTGTTGCCATCGCCAGCATAGTCAGAATAATCGTCGGTATTTTCATCCGTATCATCCTCAATGCTCGTGATTCCCAGACCCAGCAGCATGAATGCGGCCGGATCGGGCAATTTGTCGGGATTTTTTGCGTCCCATGGAGCAATCCAGTGCTCACGTTTTGCGTTTTTTGGTTGTGTCATTAAGTCTCACTCCTCCAATTGGATAATTGCGTTGAAATCAATCAGCCCCACCGTGAACCCCTGCTGATCGGTGCTGTCCATCGTCGGGGTGCTAGTGACGCCGAATGATGCCAACGTGTATGTGTCATGCTTGCCCGGGAAATCCTCAGGCTCTTCGATCCCGTCCAGAAACATCGAGATGGCCCACAGTTGATCGTTGATGAGTTGCGGATTCTTTGAGCGAAACGCGTACTCATAATTGAGTGTCATTTCTTTGTTCCCCGCCATGTCTTCACGGGTCTTCTGACCGCCAGGCAGCGGATAGAGCACGGCGTTCTCCTTGGGTTGGAGATAACCGGCGGTGGCCTTGACCTTCGTCGGCAGGCCGTTGATCGCGGCGAGTAGGTCCATCAGGAAATCTTTCATAGGTGCAGCCCTTTCTTGAATGCGTTCGTCCACTTATTGGCGTACATAGCAGTGGCCTTTTTGTCCCAGTGCGGGCCGGTCCCAGGTGTAGTGTAATGCCAGCCGCTGGATCCATAGAACATTCGGCGGGCATATGGTGTATTCCAGCTGATATCTGAACCATCACGGGAAATGGCCTGCGATTCGCGCAATGCGCCAGCATGTGGCGGGCCCTTCGGCACCAGCTTGTTCATGTCGGCGCCCATCTGTGAGGCCATGATGAAACGCGCCTTATTGAAAGCTTCTGGGCTCAGCTTCCGATCCACACCGTCCAGGTCGTTATGGACTTTGATGCCCATCAGAGCACCTCCAGTTCGTACGAGAATACCTCAGCGCTAGCTGGCTCGCTGTTCCGCTGAACTCGTGTGATGGTGTAATCAGCCCCATCGAAATGGGCGATCCCGTCCAGCCACGAGTCGTTAAACACCGGCATCGGGGTCAATTTTGGGTATAAAAAAATCACCGCATTGGCGATAATCTCCCGATTGTTGCTGGTGCCTTGATAGATTTGGCCCCGGTCAATCCGGCACTTGACTGTGACCGGATCCGAATACGTGGGACGCTGCCAGTCATCCGCGTCCGTCTTGTATGACAGGGCAACAGAATCGACCAGCCACGCCGGATCAATACGGAGCATGATCCACACCTCGATACAGGAGACCAGTGCCAGACAGTGCTGCAATGGCATCCTCGGAGTAGATAGTGGACTTCTCATCCCCACCGGAGCTGTTCCGCGCTGCTCGGCTGACCGTTGTCCGGCCAATGGTTTGCGTGACCGGCTGGGCATTAAGCTCCTCGGTGCTCATCGCCCCCTGTCCAGCGAGATATGCAGCCTGCAGGATAACGGCCCGCTTGAAACGTGTTACCCGCAGCGGAAACCGATCATCATCGATGCTGTGCACGCGATAATAGTCCCGGGTGAGATCATCCAGCAGGTCGCTGGCGCGGAGCAGGACCAGGTCGATGTTCTTCGGCATCTCCGCATCCGTCAGGTGTTGGGATTTTTGATAATCCTCTTTTGAAACGTATTCATAAGCCATTTACTCACCTCTAGGCGGCTTTCTTCGGCGTCGCCTTAACGGCAGGACTCGGCGCGCTCTCGCCGACCGCGTTCACCGCCGTAGCAGTAACGGTGTATTCCGTGTCGTTGGTCAACTTATCCACCGTACCGGTGAGCTTGGCCGGATCCACGTCAACCGTGGTCACCTTGCCGCCAGCGGGCATGTAGGCAACCACGTACTTGGTGATGGGGCTGCCGCCGTCCTTGGCCGGGGCCGTGATGGTGTAATCAATCTTGCCATCGCCTGCCACGGCCGCCAGCGTGGGCGCATCGGGGACATTCGGCACCGTGAAGCCAGGCTGGTCCGTCAAATCCGATGTGGTGGCCGTAATCGCCTTGGTGCCGTCCGTATCAAAGCCGGTCTTGTAATCTCCCGTATTGACCACGGTACCTGCAGCAATGCCATCAACGTCAACCTGACCGGTACCGATCGCACCGACGGCGACGACAGCATTGTCCTTCACAGCCTTAAGAAATTCCTTGGAACGATCAATCGTTTCTGCCATTGTTTTTGCTCCTCCCTATTGCGCCGAGAATGTGGCCCCGCCGTTCTTCGCCGTTGATGTGGTGGCGGACGGGGCTACGCTTTTGGGGCTTCGTTGTGCACGACCAGTGCCCGAGTTTCGTCGGACAGCCAAACGCCATAATGTTC